GCGGTGGTAATCATACAACTGATGCTACTGGCGGTGGTTCTGGACATACTCATACAACCCCAGCACACTCATTAGTACAACCATACATAGTAGTATATTTTTGGAAACGCACAGCATAATTAGGAGATAGAGAAATGGCATCACAAGCAGACTATGAAAAAGCAATGGCTAATAGGTATGCGACAACGAGAGTTGGAACTGGAAGAAATGATTATGGATATACAGGTATTCCCAGTAACCAGGCAAGGGGTTATCGACCCACAAAGAAAAAAACAGGTGGTGGTTTTCCTCTGGGCGGTCTGATGGGAGGTAGAAAGAGTTATGCTGGTTTTTCAGAAGATGATTTAAAACGCCAACTAGAATACGACAAAGCTATTTGGGAAAGGTCTACTCCAGATGTTACTGGTGTAGGTGGTACTGTCCGTTGGGATAGAGATAAGAATATGGTTACTGCTGCTCTATCTCCAGAGAACCAGGCTATCTACGATGCCATGATAGGTAGACGAGAGATGTTCGGTGGTCAGGTAGATGACTTGGCAGGTGGTGGTTGGCAAGATGCCCAACAACAAAGATTCGACCAGATGAGAGCTATGTATAGAGATAGTGATGCACTAGAACGACAAGAAAGATTAGCAAGAGAACAGGCTACTGGTGCATCCTCAACTGGAAGATACTGGGGTGAAAGAGCAGAGGGCGATGTAAGGGATCAAAGAAACCTGGGATTAATGAACACCGCATTTTTACAATCTCAAGCACTAATTGACTCTGGCATAGAAAGAGAACTGGGTGCTGTTACTACGATGGGCACTTTAGGTGATAGAGCAAACGCAATGATTAAAATGCCTACACCTGATACACAAGGCAATATGCCTAATGTTAGTACCGCATCTACTCGCTGGGCAGATGCCCTGGCTATGGATGCCCTCAAAAAACAGCAAGGCAAGAGTAAATTTTGGGATTCTATTCTAGGTGGTCAATCAGGTGGAATGTTTGGAGGTTCAGGTGGTGGTGGTTTTCCTTCATATATTGCCACAGCAACAACACAAGCAATAGGTGAAGATGGACTGTCTGTATTTAATAACTGGAGGGATTATATGAGTTCTTGGCATCCTACATTTACCACTTCTTTTGGTAGATACAGAGTAACAGCACCTAAGATTGTTGCAGAAATTGACAAGAAAGATAATTCCAAGGCTTTATATAAAGAGATTTGGGATAATTATCTCAAACCTATATTTGATTTAATCAAAAAAGACAAAGATGATCCTAAAGCACTTAGCGATTATAAGATTATGGTAAGAGAACTAAAAAACAAATATTTAGTTTAGAGAGGAGATTAATATGGCAGTAAGTGTAGAATTACCAGGTATGTTCGATTTGCAGGCAGCAAGGGAACAACAAAGTCATAAAACTGGGTACGAAGCAGCTCAGATTCCCCTGGGTCGTGTGCCAATTTATGCCTCATCCGTAGGTGGTGATTTATACAATGAAGGTCTTATGGGATTGGCTGGAATGTTGGGAGGTACACCTGACCCAGCAGTAGCCAAACAACAGAAAGTTGCAGAAATTATGGAAAGATTTCCTAATCCTGAAACTTCTGAAGATATGATGAAAGTATATCACGCATTAAATGCTGCTGGCATATATGACTTTGCTGCACAGATTTTTAATATGGCTAGTGAGTTAAGAACTCAAGAAACCAACAGAATGAACGCTGAGAAAGAAACTTCTACTACCACAAAACCTGATTATAATCAACAAGCCAGAGCTTATGTATCAACAATAGTATCTGGTAGTAGTTGGGTAGACTCTTTGGAAAATTGGCAAGAGTTATTGGCGAATATGGAAAAAATAGGTTATACAGGTACAGATCCTCATGATACTATCCAGAAAAAAATTACTGCTGAAGTAAAAAGTAGAGATGAAAGAGATAAACTTGTTCATGGAGATATAGGAAAACTTGGTGAAAAATGGTCAGCTAGTGGAATGAGCGATTTACAAGGTCGTTTAGAATCATTGGAAGAACTTGTAGATTTACATACAAAGCCTTTAATTATTAATGGGGAGCAAGCATACGATAAAACTGGGTTTGCATTAAGAACTGGAGATTTACCAGGTGTATCATTTAAAAATAGAATTATGAAATTCGGACTAAATGAAGCTGGTGACCAGGCAAGAGATTTTTTAGGTAAATTGTCATCAGTAGTTAATTCCAGATTAAAAACTCTTTCTGGCTCTCAAGTAACTCAACAAGAATGGGAGAGATTACAAAACGAGTATCAAACTGGTATTGCAACATCTGAACAATTAATAAAATGGATCTTTGATGTTAGAAAGAATTTAGAACAATCTAAAAGAGATATGTATGCTACTTATGACCAAGAGGCATCAATAACCTTTCAATTAAGACAAGGTTTTATACCTCGATTAACTGATCCATCACACATCAAGTATATTCCGATTGGCAGGTATTACTATGACATTAATGGCAATCTTAGAAAAAGGGAGAAATAAACATGGCTGATTTAGAATGGGAAGATGAGAACCCTATAGTTGAACAGACAAGTTCTTTTAAACACCTTAATCAACAACCATTAATGGAAAATTTTGATTTTCAAAATCAAGTTGTTTATGGTGAAGCAGAAAACATAAATTCATGGGAGTTGCCAGAATCAACTGGTCAAACTGTTGGTGGTATTGGTGGTGGTTATTTTGGAATGAGAGCAGGTCTAAAAGTTGCTGCCAATCTTCACCCAGTTACAAGAACTTTATCTACAGTCTTATCTGGAATGGCTGGTGCTGGTACTGCTGGTGCTGGCGGTGATTTGGCACAACAAGCATTTTACTCATTAACCGATAGTCCAAAAGCTCCTGATAATTGGACACAAGCAATAAATCATGCAGTTAGTGCTGGTGCTGAAGAAATGGTATATGAATTAATAGGACAAACTGCTGCAACAGGTATTGGAGTAGCCTACAGAAAATTGATAAAAGGTAAGGCAATGCTCCCAGGGATGGCTGGAGAAGGTCAAGACATCCAAAAGATTTTCAAGGAAGCTGAATTGGGGGAAATATCTGTAGTTGAAATGATTAGGCAGTTAGTAGATGCAAGTGGTGGTAGATTGACCGCAGCACAGGTAGTTAATGGTAATTTTATTAAAACCATTGAGAGTTTATCAGAAGCTGCTTGGGGTGGTACAGCTTATAGAGGAGCGAGAGAATTAACGGATGAGTCTATTCAGAAACTAGCAGATGATTATATTACAAACTTTAATAATACTGCTGGTAAAACTCTTAGTGCTGAAGAGCTTGGTGATTTATTTAAAAATGCTATTTCTGTTGGAATCAGACAACATCATAGAGTAGGGGGGATTCTATATGATGAATTAGATGAAGCATATAAACCATTTATGGATGAGGTTGAGCGTACTGTAACACACAAATCAGCCTGGGGTGGTAAGTATGATAGGGTGGAGGTTTTTAAAGAAGAAGTAGAAATATTACCTGTTTCTCTGAAAAACTTAAAGAATTATGTTCAGAAAATTATCGACCAGGGTAAGCCAGTTCAAGGACTAACTGTTGGAGATGAGGCTGTTCTAAAGAAAATACTAGCCTCTGATGAAAAAATTTCTTTTAGTGTGGCTCAAGACCTTAGAACTACATTTCTTGCTGAATCAAGATCTATGGAACAAGCATTTGGAAAGGATAATGCAAAAAGGATAGCTAACGACATACAAGATATTATCTTAAAGTCTATGGATGATGGAGCATTAGCTACAAAAAATGATGAATTTATAAAAAAATATCGTTCAGTAAGTAAATTCTGGAAAACTGGTGTTGAGGGCATGATGAATAAAAATATGTCTAAATTGATATTACAAGATCCAGAGAAAATAGGACACCAAATATTTGCCTCTGGTAATGTAACTAGAGTTAGGGAGGCTAGACACGCATTAAGGTGGGCAGAACAATTTTCAAAAGGAACAGACGAGGCTATTGATTTTACAAAAACCTGGAATCAAATGCAGTCAGGTTATTTAGAAGAGATTCTTGGTGGTGCAAGAAAGGCTGGAGAAACTGTTTTAGAGTCTGGTGTTAAACAAACAGGAAAGGATGTTGTTGCTAGTGAATTTACATTAGCCAATCTTAATAAATTATTTATTAAAGGAACACCTGCTAATAAAACCTTTACAGAGGCTTTTACAGCAAAACAAAGAAATTCCCTAAGATTTTTTACTAATGCTATAGATGTTGCACAAAAGAGGGCGCAAGGACAGGGCGATTTTATGATTAAGGTTGGTCAGGCTGGTTTGATTTTGGATGCTACTGGAGCTTTAAACCCATGGATAGGTGAGGGTGTACCAGAGATTACCAGCTATAGTGGAGATTTAGCTATTTATGCACTCTCTCCCTACTTGATAAGTAAGATGCTTACAAGTCCTAGAAATGTTAGACTTCTAACAAGAGGTCTTAATATGAAGTGGGGTGATACAAGAGCTAATGCTGTATTTGCACAAATAATGAAGGAAGCTGGTAAATATTTTGAACTATCACCTATTGAATTTACACAAAATGATAAAGTACAACTTTATTATGATAAAGATGGAAATGTCATTGAACAAGATAAAGGAAATTTATAATGGCTAACTACAGAGAATATCTTTCAGGAATGGGTGATGGGATGTTATCTTCTACAGGTTCAGGTTTCTTTATAGATGATACTGAAATACCAGCAGCAACTTGGGGGGAGGATCAAGAGTTTGATAGATACGGAAATGCTATACCTGTTTTTGAACAACAAGTAACTACAATACCAGAACCAAGATTTATGAATAACCCTGTAGAGATAGAACAAGCTATGCACGATCAAGCCTTGCAAGAAGCAGAACTAAAAAAGGCTTCAGAAATAGCAGCAGCAGGTAAGGAATATTGGGATTCTGTGATGCAAGGTGCTATAGAGTTTTTAAGTGGTGGGATGATGTCATCCAAACCTGAAGAAGTACGACATGGTGGAATTGATAGAGAACAAGGTAGAAACAAACCTGTTAAGATAAAAAATCTAAGAGGTGAAAAGCCAGGCTACAGTATGGCAGAGGGTTCAAACTTCTGGAGTGTAGATGAGAAAGATCCATATTGGCAAACCAAACAAGGCTATGAAGAGGCTATAAACCTATATGGTAGAAAGCCTGGTTGGGTTAAAGAGCCAAGCCTTGAGTACAATCCTACAACTGGAGAGTATGATTCAACCAAGAAAGAGGAGTTTGTGGATTTAAAACCTACTAAAAGGATAAGTTTATAGATGGCAGACAATAGACAGGAAACCATAGATGCCCTATTAAAAGCAGGGTTTGATCCTAATGATTTAGCAGCACTTATGGGTAACATTGCTGTTGAAACTGATAGTACATTCGACCATACTATGCAACAGTATGAAGGTGGTGGTGGTCATGGTCTATTCCAGTTTACAGATACCCATAAAGATGATTACTTTGATTGGTTGAAGGGCAACAAAATTCCAGACAGCAAATTCAGTCAAGCCAAATTCGTCTATGATAATATTTACGAGAGAGGGGGATATGGAAGAGATTTAGGGTGGAGAGATAGGGGTCTATTGCAGAGTGCATTTGATGACCTTGTACCCACCCCTATGGCTTTCTCACCTGCTGGTAGAGAGAGGGTGCTGACAAATAAGAAAACAAAAGCATTTCTCGACTCTTATGAAAAATCAAGTACACCACATTTGGATCGTAGAATAGAAGAAGCCTACAAATATCACGACCTTATTAATCAAGGTATGTTTAAACTCTAACTAAAGGGTGATTTAGGTGCTAAAGGCGGTAGTCTTTTCTTATCTTCTTTCTCATCCCAACCTAAGATTTTCATACCTTCAACCATTGCATTAAAACACTCTGATTGCTGTTTCATTGCATCAGTATGATCCTCAAACATCCTTATGTATTCAGAGTCTTTCGTAAAGTCGATTTTTTCTGTCATACTTTCCAACCTGCACATAGAGATTGTTCTTCTTCGGCACAAGTCATCTGTTCGCTTTTCATCATATCCACCTTGGTCTGAAACTCAGCACACCCTGTCAGTAGGGTTACTACAACCTGCAATACTATTATAAGCGCTATAGTTTGCATACCCCATCCTCGCAATCATCATCACTTTTCGTAATGACATATTCCTCATTTCTATTGGATTTGATGACAGTAGGAAATTGTTTTACTGATGAAAAATGCTGCAATAGATCTTGGAAACTTCTTTTCTGCGATCTCTCCATATAGCTCTCATAGGACTTCTTGTAGTCCATTCCCCTATTAGATGCCCTATTTGCATAGTCCTCCGACAAAACCTTACACATTTCCAATTTCTCTACAGTCATTATAACTCCTTCATTGCGAATATTATATTAGGTCTATTGCTATATCGCTTTCTAGCATAAACCTCTACGACCTGTCGGTCATCCACAAAAAGAACCCCATTCAGGGAATCCAGTATTGCCTTTAGGTAGTTGTCTATATCACTACTGTTGTCGCAATATTTTCCATTCTTTTCTTCTTTCTTTTTCTTAGTCCAGGACTTTGGAATCCTGACATTGAACTCTACATCAACACTAATCAGTTTTTCAGAGGGAGTCGAATCCATCTCACTTGTCAGTGCTTTCATATCTTCTTTGAACTGGGTATACTTTTTAGGGTAATAGGTGGACCACCTGGAAACCCTTGGTCTTGATGCAGGACAAGGCTCTACATTAAAAACCATCCTCATAATGACCTGCATAAAAACCGCCTGTTACAACATCTATTGTTCGTATTGCTGACTTCAAGAGCTTTCTCATCTCAAGATCCCTTTCGGTATCTTCCTCTCTTGCAATTTCCATAGCCTCTCTCAGAGTATCATTGACATCTTCCAGTTTCTCTTTATGATTTCTTGTAAACATTGTACATAGCTAAATGATAATCTTCATTTCTAGGCAGTTTTATTTGATATTCCCCTCCAAAGAAATCATCAATATCTCTCAGGAATTCGACAAACTCAGCAACCTCTAAATCCTTGGTCGATTCTATGCTGAATTGATTTTTGATTAGGTTCTTGGTTTCTTCCTTGGACTCACCCATTTCCCCTGCGATTATATCTCGCCAGGTATGGAAAAGCCTGTTTTGAGCATCACTCCTCTTGGGCTTGTCTTTGGTGATTGATATTGTTGCTACTTCGCAACTAGGGTTGTCTTTCCAAAAGGTTTGTACCAGGGATCTAAAGATGTCCGCTTTAGGTTTATCCCTATAAATGATTCTGTTTATCGTCATTCTTAATCACCACAAAAACAAGGGATTGTTTCATCACTATAAAGGTTATCGAAAATATTTGTTTGTTCAAGTGCTATTTTTTTCATGGTTTTATAGCTTGGCGATTCTTTGCGGAAACCCAAGTTCCCTGTGCCGCCCCCATCATAAGACTCATGTTCAATCCACCAATCTGCTAATTCTGGTCGCTCTCTGATGATGCTTTGCTTCTTGCTATGTCCTTTCAAGAAGCACAAGTCACAATTACCTAAATCAGTTACACCATTATTATTAGGTAGGTTTAGATCAAAGTCATTATCACTCCAAAACTTTCCAACATCTCTAGCGGTTACTCCATCCAAGTAAAGTGGTAAATATCTTTCTTGTCCACTCTCTATTGTGCCACTCATCTTAACTGCCCTTCTTACTTCATCGCCCCTTATTCCAATAAACCCAACATAGGGTTTTTCAAATCCACATAGATTAATCAAGTAATCACTTATCGCCCTTATCTTGAGTTGGGCAGTACAAAATCTTGCTACTGGGTTGGGTGCAAACCCTATTGTTTTGATTAGTTCTGAAAAAGGCTCTCCATTCCTACTCGCAGACTCATAATCAACAACCTTTAAATCGTATGCGAACTTGTTCTCATTTCCTAGTTTGTTTTTCTCGCCCTTCTTTGTTTTCCTTGCAAACCTTTCAAGCCAAGCAATATCAACCCCCCACCTCTCTCCACAATCACGAACAAAATCCAAAGTCTGTGGCATCTCTTTACCTGTGTTAGCGAAAGTTACTTTAGCAAACTCTGGCAAATCACCATCATGTGCCTCAAGTACCTTATGTAGCATGAACGCAGAAGTGCGCCCTCCAGAAAAACTAATACAAGTTGGTTCGTTAATATAATAGAGTGAGTTCTTATCCACTTTTAAACCACAATCCCCTTTTTTTACTTTCCTTTTTCTTATTGATTATTATTTTAGGACACCACAACACGCTATGTCTTACTGCGTGTTGCAGTTTGTTTCTAATAGGATGTGGTTTCTTATGACTCAGGTTCTTACAGTCCTAGCCATGATGCTATTACAACCACCAAGACTATTCCTACAAAAATAGACATACTTCGATTTTTCTTAATCAACTGCATGAATGTTTCCATAGTTTGTTGCTCCTAAATTAAAGTTAATCGGACAATTCTTTTCTTATGTCATCATCCAATAAACGCCATATAATAAGCGTTGCTATTAAACCAACTAAACCAGCAGAACCTAACTCATGAACTATGCCGATTATCGTGCCAATAACATTGCCACCCAAAAAAGGTACTGAATGACCAAACACAACCTGAAGAACGATTGCAAGTGAGATCAACTTAATACCTACATTTATAGATGCATCAGCACCTTTCATAATTTTATCCAACATATATTGCTCCTTATTAAAAATTAAAAAACTATAGGGGGATTATACCAGTTTTTGCCATCAACCTTTGAGTATTTATTACCGCTCTTAGCATCTCCAATTCAAGAAATTCTCTCTCAATGGGTGGATCTAGTTGTTTCCTTCCATCATAAATATCGTGGCAGCTCAAACAGAGGTAAGCTCCGTGTATAGGAAGTGCTTTCAAACCCATGCCTGCTCCCCCCAGGTGTGCGAAAACCACGGTTTCATTGTCGGGCATACACCCCTCCAATCTCATTTGGCAAGGATTTCCCTTTGCCGACTTAGTGTACTTGTCCACTCTTATCAGATAAGCCATATATATCAATCTCCACATCTTTAAATTTAGAATAATCCCCGTGAAACTCGCATTTCACAAAGCCGATTTGACCCATTCTGTTCTTGGCAACTATCAGTTCCGCCAAGCCAGTATCAGGGGTATCTTTGTTGTAATAGTCATCTCGATAAACGAACATCACTATATCAGCATCTTGCTCGATTTCCCCTGAAGAGCGTAAATCACTCATATAAGGTCTTTTATTCTCTCGGCTCTCTACCCCCCTACTCAACTGAGAAAGTAGGATTACGGGTATCTGAAGCTCCTTAGAGAGATATTTTAACTCTCTTGTTATGTTTCCAAGTTCAGAAATTTCACGACCTTTATCATAGCGCATTAGTTGAAGATAGTCGATAAGGATTACATCAACCTTTCTCTCTATATTCATTTTTCTGGTTATCGAGCAGACATCTTTCACATTGAGTCCACCCCTATCAACAATAGTCATACTTTTGTTGCCTGCCTGGGCAAGTGCCTTATAGAAAATTTCTTCTTCATTGTCGGACAACTGGTTTCTTTCAACCTTATACAGGGGGATATTTGTTTCACCCGATATGATCTTCAGCATTAACTGTACCTGTGTCATCTCCAATGAGAAAAAGAGTACATTCTTTGCGCTGCTTAGGTGAGTCGCTATGTTCAGGGCGAGTGTAGACTTGCCCATAGATGGTCTACCTGCCAACACATTCAACGAGCCTGGTCTAAATCCAGAGGTGAGAGCATCCAAAGACTCGAAACCACTTGATAACCCCGTACCGTTTACGCTGACATCATCTATATAATCTATTGTCTTGGATATGATGTTCCTCATGGAGTTCTCATCACTATCCAGTAATTCGTTTTCCAATCTCTGAATGGCATCTACAGTTTCCTGGTAGTTGTCATATTCGATATTGAATTTCCACATTTCAATGTCGTTCTTGATTCTACAGGTTCGGATATGTTTTGCATAAACCTCTATATGGTCAATACCTATACAATCTTCAGTCAAGAAGGCAAGGTCTTGGAAGTCCACTGCCCAAGATCTACTCTTGGGTTGTTCCTGTAATTCAATATAATCCCTGACAGTTAGAACATCAACAGGTTTTTTTGCATCAACCAGCTCTATAATGCAGTCAAAGATATACCTTAGTTTGTCATTACTGAAGTCATCTGATACCAAGCCAGTACCCAGAACACGGTCCAAACAGGGATCTAGTAGCAGACCTCCTACAACAGACCTTTCAGAGTCTATAGAGTCAAAGGTTTCCTTCAGTTCCCTGTAGATTTTCTTTTTTTTAGTTTTCATCAGAAGTCTATGCGCCTATCATCTGCCCAATGCTCTGTCTGTATTTCATAGTCTGACTGTTTTTCCAGAGATTTGCCAAAAAAGGATTTCTCTCTCATATCTTCTTCAACACTACCGTTGATTTCTTCCCAAATATACAAAGAGTCATCACCATATTCATCCAGGAAACGACTTAGGTCCATTCCATCAACAGCATCTTCCTGTGCCTGTACAACTATATTTCCCATTTTACTCATTTATCCTTTTTCCTTATTTATGATTAATTCATTTATTAACATACTCCCTATAAACTCTAGCATGTGGTCTGCCTGTTCAGAATTTATAAAAGACTCACTCTCAAGTTCCTCTTGCAAATGTTCTATAACTTTTTCCAAACAAATTGCTTTAAGTTTTTGTAAATCAACCATCTGTGTTGCCATCTTCTTCTTCCTCCTCATCTTCTAAACCACAATGTTCTTTACATTCCATACAAATATCGCCATAAATTACACCAGCACCACAACAACTACTGACATAACCATGTTCCATATAATCACTTGGGTAATTCATACTCATTTAAATTTCTCCATATTAATCACAGAGTTCTGCACCATCTTCTACTCTCCACGCATCTCTAGGATTAAATTCTTCATTAAGTATTACACTTGTATAAGCAACACCAATAAGATCCAAAAGCCATTCTGCGTTTACTCTTATATACTCTGCGTTCTTATCATCTTTTTTCTCATGTTTTAAATGTTCTATTAAGAGTTTTAGAACTTTGGTATTTAGTTCATCAGTTGTCATTTAAACTTCTCCATATTCCTTTTGCTATTTAGAAATTTACTATCCTTTGGAATATGAGGAATACCTAATTTATTTCTTAAATCTATATATGGTAAAAGGATATATTTTAAATATAACCACACAAAAAAAACCTTAATTGATTTATTACCTTTTTCTATTCCTATTTTCATTTTG